GCACGTTCTAAGTTCGATTTAATACCAAGAGAAGACACAGATATTTTGAAAATGACTAAGATGATTCCTATTCTGTTTTCTGATTTGAATGAGGTTGTTTTCTGGCAATCATTCTCTATTATTTATGGAATCGATATAAGCGACGAGAATTTAAAATATGCTCCAAATAGCTTCTGGTCTTTTCAGTCAGATCCGAACAGACAAACTAAGCCAGAAGTTGGAGTCATCAAGCCACAAGCCGATATTGCTGCTGTAATGGACTTTATTCTGTTTGAGCTTCAATCGTGGCTCACTTCAAGAGGAATTAAGATAAGCGCAATCGGTAACGGAAATCAAGATCAAAGCGCAAGCGGATTCTCCAAAATGGTCGACCAGATGGACACTAGCGAAGATCGAAAAAAGCAGATCCCTTTCTTTCGACAAGGTGAATTTGATTTATGGAATTTGGTATTTAATTTCATGCATCCATACTGGGTTAAAAATGGAATGGTTGAGTTTAATTCCATGTTCACAAGCGGACAAAAAGCCGTTGTTGATTTCGTAGATCAGCTCCCAATAATCGACAGAGAAGCCGAGCTAAATGGAATAGAAAAAGAGTTAAAACTATTTTTAACGACAAGAAAAAAAGCAGTAATGAGACTTAATAGAGGAATGACAGAGAGTGAAGCTGAATTGTTTATTAAAGAAATAGACGACGAGCTAGAAATTGATACAAGCGATATTAAAGAAGACAAAACGGAAAAGCCAATGATGAATGATTCAGAAATGGAGAAAAAGCAAAATGGCATGGATGAAAACAAAGATCAAAATTGACGAGGAATATACAAAGAAGCAAAGAGAAGCCATTGCCTTTGATATAATCGAGCGCATTGTTGATAGAACAGTAAATGACAATGTTGACAAAGATGGAAAGCCATTTCCTAAGTATTCTAAGTCGTACATAAAAAGTCTTGATTTTAAGATCGCAGGAAAAACAAAGAAAGTTAATCTAACATTAAGCGGTGATATGCTTGCCGATATGCAACTTCTTTCATCGAAGAAAGGAGAAATAACAATCGGTTTTAAAAATGGAACTGATAACAATTCAAAAGCCGAGGGGAATATAAAAGGAAGTTACGGGCAATCTGCCGGAGATCCAAAAAAAGCAAGAGACTTCCTAGGATTAACAAAAGGTGAGCTTGATATTTTAACAGAAAAATATCCTCTTGACGACAAAATCGCACTCAGAGAAAGAGTTGCACAAATATCTGAGCTTGTAGCAGGATCTGAAGAGATTACAGCAAAACTAGTTTTAGATGAGATGGAAGATTAATGGCAAAAAGTAATGATAAAAACATTGAGCAGTTAAAACTAAATGTCTCAACTATTCTAAATAGGCTTAACCAAAAAGACATGGACGGAATAGCGTCTTTTATTGAAAGAATGGTTAGGATTAGAACTAGACTTGGATTTGGAGTTAGGAGAGATAGAGGCGAAAAGTATAAACTATCTGAAAAAAAATTTGCAGAATCAACGATAAAAACAAGAGAAAGATTGAAGAAGAAAGGCGAATTATCTAACCTAACAACTCCTAAGAAGTCTAATTTAACCATGACAGGGCAGCTTCTAGACTCGATAAAATGGAAAATAGACAAGCTAACCATCACGCTTTTTTTTGATAACAATAAAAGAAAAGATGGAAGAAATACTAACAATGAGATTGCAAACTACGTTTCAGAGAAGCGTCCATTTTTCAATCTTTCAAAGCAGGAAATTGAACAAACGAAAAGAGAAGTAATAAAAGTCTTAAAGTCAAGATTGAAGTCTTGACCATTTTTAATTTATAAAGGAGAATAGAAAATGAGTGATGCAATTAGTCCAGTGGGCGAAAATTTAGATTCTGTGAATCAAGATGAGACTCCAAAGAGCGATTTAGTCAAGTATGATACCTATAAAAGGGTTTTAAACGAGAAAAAAGCTCGTGATGCCGAATTAAGAGAGGCAAAAGCCGTTATAGAAAAGTATGAGACTGAAAAAAGAAGTTTTGAAGAAAGCACTTTGAGAGAGAAAGAAGATTGGCGCAAGCTATTTGAGCAAAGAGAATCTGAATTAAAAACGACTAAGCTTGAACTAGATTCTATAAAAACTCGTGTAGTTGATTCCAAGAAACTAAATTCTTTCCTAAATGCAATCGAAAAACCTATTGAGCAAAAGTACTGGAGTCTAGTCGAACTAGACAAAATTGTTGTTGATCCTAATTCTGGCGAAATTGATTCTTCTACTTTGAAAAATTATGCAGAAGAATTTAAAAAAGAGTATTGGAAAGTAATAGACTCTAGCACTCCAAAAATGCCGAATGAAAATCACAATAATAAACCTAATGGCATTACTTACGATTATTGGCTAACGCTTAAACCGAATGAACAAAAGAAACGATTAAAAGACATTATCTAGGAGTTAATTTATGTCAGAAATTACACGCATGAGCGACATTGCAGACCAAGTAATGAAGTATTGGTCACCACTTGGTATTAACAAGCTTAAACAAGATGCACTTCTTCCTTCTATGGTCAATAAAGACTATGAGGGAAATCTTGCAGCTGAAGGTGACACTGTTTATGTTTCAGAAGTAAACGTGCCAAATGCATCAAGAAAGCAAACTGGCTCAGGAGAGGAAAGTTTTGAAGCTACAAAAGTAAGCACGACTCGTGTTGCTATTACAGCTAATCAAACCATTACTGCGGCTTTCGAGCTTCAATCTCTTACTCAAATTGAATCGCAAATTAAGATGGAAAATTCAGCAATCAGAGAGGCGCTTGTGCAATCTTTAGAAATTGCATTGAATGAGTATCTCTATTCTTTAGTTGCTCCATCTACTTCTGCACCTGATCATTCTATCAATGGTGTTGCAGATTTTAATGCCAGTGAGCTTCTAAAAGTTAGAGGTCTTGCTGCTGCTGCTCGTTGGGCGAAGGATAGTGGTTGGATGGGTCTTGTCGATCCGAGCTATATGAATGATCTTTTAAACGCTCAAACACTCGTTAGCAAAGACTATATTGGTGACTCTCCTGTTATCAATGGTCAAATTGCTATGCAGAGATTTGGATTTAATCTTTTCGAAGATAATTCAAACGCAATCTTAGGACTAAGTCCTGCAAAAGCTGGTGCAGACGTAGGCTTATTCTTTCATAGAGATTTCTTACACCTTGTTATGCCACAATCAATTACTTTTAAAGTTTCTGATTTACATAGCAATAAACAACATGGCTACTTGCTATCTGCTCACATGGTAGTTGGTGCGGCTCTTGGTTGTAATGGAAGCAAGAAGCATATTCTTGTTTATAACACTTAATTTTAATTTAATTTAGCTAGGGAGAAATCCCTAGCTTGATAAAAGGATGATTTATGAAATTTTTAGTTTTAGTTCTAGCTTTAGTTATGGCAAGCGCACAAGCTGTTGTCATTAAAGATAAAAAATTTGTAGACGTAAAAAGCAATGAGCAACAAGTTGTGAAAGCTGTTTATGATTTCTCAAAGGATGCAGGAGCAGTGGCTTCTTATGAGCTTGCAGAAATTACAGGTAGCGACGCTGTTTTGGAATTTATTTCTATCGAAGGAATTGATTCTGTAACGACAACAACTGGAACTCTTGACCTCGGTTATACAGGCGCAGGAACAGCATTTATTGCCGCAACAGGTTCAACAACTCTTGAGGCAGGAGACTTTACAATTCCAGCAGAAACTTTCGTTCCTGTTAAAATTGCTAAAGGTCAAAAAATCCTTGGTGAAATTAAAACTGCTGCATTTACAGCGGGTAAATTTGTTGTAACAATGGTTTTTAGAAAGTTTGGACAATAAGAAGTAGGTTTTAAATGACTAGCGAGATTAAAATTGAGCAAGAGTTAGGCGATAACTTGAACAATTTTTCTGGATTGACTGTTTTAGAAGCGGATGATCCAGAAAGTCTTGCTAGTCTTATTAGAAAAATTCGCTGCCAAATTTCCATCGTTCAAATAGTAGCGAAAGGAAATAGAATCTATGCATTTGTTAATGCAAACAGACCACTGAAAAAAAAGAAGCAATAACCTAAAGAGGTTTTATGCCTTTATCGAACAATATAAACGACCTCGAAAAGGCGAAGTTCACAGAGCGAGGCGGTCAAACTACTGTTGCCGTTACTCCATTCAATAGCCTAGTGTCTTCTAAGTGGGACTATTACGAAGCGACTTATCCGACGGATACCGATGAGATTCATAATTTTTATTTCAATTCTATTTTGGTTTGCACTATAGAAATTGAGTACACGGATTCAACAAAAGAAAATTTAAAAACTGTCGCTAAAACATTCGGTGATTAAATGGCGTTAAAGTTTAATCCATTTACGTCTAATTTTGACTTTGTTAATAAGGCGAAAAGCATTGATTTAATCTATGGGAGAGTAAACATTCCCATTTTTCAAGATTACTTAGACGTTGATTTCTCACCTAAAACAACTGGATTAAATACCCCAATTTTATTATCAATAGAGACAGATGATAGTAGACCTGTATTTCTAAATTATTTGATTAAGCAAAGGTCAGCCAGTGCGTTCACTGTCTACTTTAATGCTCCGGTTGATAGTGCTAACTATTATTTAAACTATTTTATTGCTCAAAATTCAATGGCGACAATAGTGCAAACAGGAAAGGAGTCTATTCCTCCTGCACAAAGTTTTGTTGATGTTGTTTTTGATTATCCAATGACTGATTTAAACTATTTTATTACGGCTTCGATTGAAAACAATCATAGCATTCCGATATTCTCAAATTTTGTTATTAGTGACAAAACGCTATTTGGTGCTAGAATTAAATTCAATGCTGTTTTTGATACTATAAATTATAATCTTCTCTATTCTGTTATTTATTAGGTGTTTTTATGATGACTAGAATTTTATACAGTGACAATGGAGTTTTGACCGATTTAAGTTCAAAGCTTGATGATTACAATTCTGGAAGTGAAACACTTTCGATAAATGCGGCTCAAGATGCCATTTTCATCGGGGCATATTATCCATTCAATTCTAAGTTTTTTAAAATAACAGACAGAGTAGATGACTTATCAGATCCGATGAGTCCAGTTGTTTATGATCCAATGAATCCGACTGTTGAATACTGGACAGGTTCTAATGGTTGGGAAAGTGCAGTTGAAATAATAGATGAAACAAACGGCTTCAAAAACTCAGGTTTTCTTTCGTTTGTTCCTAATAAAAATAATTCGTGGAGTCGGGAAGATTCGACGGAAATTCCTGAGCTTTTGGGTAAAACTATTTATGATTTATTTTGGATGAAATTAACATTTTCACATGATGGAGATTTAGAATTAAAATGGATTGGAGAGTTATTTTCAAATGACAATGATCTAGGATCTGAATTTCCAGATTTACTCAGAAGTCAGACTTTAGATAGCTTTAAAACTGGTAAAACATCATGGGAAGAACAGCATATAATTGCGGCAAAAGTTCTAGTCGATGATTTGAAATCAAGAAAGATTATTTCATTCAAAGAGCAGATATTAGATCGTAAAGAGTTTACACTTGCAAGCGTCCAGAAATGCGCTTCACTTATTTACAATTCTTTTGGAGATGATTTCTTAGATCAAAAAAAAGAGTGTGAAAATGAGTACAGCAAGAGAATCAAAAAAGACGTTTATAATGTTGATAAAAATGAAACTGCTGTTGTCGATGTTAAAAATTTGACAGCTAGACAAGGAATGTTTTACCGATGAGTAGCATCAATCAAGTTTATACGACATTAAGAACAATCATTCCGACTATTACGGCTTTTTCTGGAAAGAAAGAGCTTCCCTGTCCTGAAAATTTAGCAAATAACAATGATAATATTTTAAAGAATGGTTGGGGAATTATCGTCGGAGCTTCTAGTCCGTTTGAATCTCAAGAGCTTTGTAGAACTATGGACGAGGTAAATTTCTCGATAGTGATTACTCAAGAATCATTTAACTCTATAGCTAGTGGAGATCCACAATTCAACACAAATAATGCGCTACTTTCTTGCATGAACGATTTGAGAGTAAGACTTTTGGATTCAGATAAAATTGGAATCCCACAATATCTAGACATGATTTCATATACAGGATCAAGTGCAATTGAATTTATTAACTCAGACAAGTACAATATAAGAGCAATAACAGTAAACTTTAATTTCCTCATAACAGAGGCGTTAGGTTGATAAGGAGAAAAAATTTATGGCTATTTTAACGAGAACAAGCGTTCTAGGAATTAAAAAGGAAAGTACAGAAGGAACTCTTATTGATCCTAGCGCAGCGACAGAGTACACGACACTAAGAGAAGGTTTCTCTTTTCAAGGTGGTGTTGAATCAATTACAACAAACGAACTCACAGGACAGAGAGAAACATCTGCACCTATTCTAGGGAAAGAAACTCCTACAGCTTCTATTCCTAAATATCTAAAACACTCAGGAGTAGAAGGGCAAGCACCAGATTACGGAATAATGATTGAATCTTGCCTTGGAACTGTTACTGCTCATGCTACTGAGTATGATCTTATTGCAGGATCTACAAATGGAACTAGTGCCGCAAGAGCTTCTTTAAATGTTGATACTGGCGAAGGTGCGCAATTTGAAAAAGGACAAGCCGTTCTAGTAAAAGATTTAACTAATGGCTACAAAATTAGAAACGTGCAAGCTATTTCAACAGATGCACTAAAAATGAATTTTAATCTAAACGCTGCTCCTGCAAGCGGAGTTAAATTAGGCAAAGCGGTTCACTACGAGCCTTCAATTTCTAATCCTCCGACATTATCAGCGCATTTGTATCAAGGATCTTCTAGTTCTGCTTTCCATAATGCTATTGCAGGATGCAGAGTTACAAGTATGAACATTAACCTACCCGCAGGTGGATTAGGTGAAATCACTTTCGACATGGAAGGAACTAAATTTTATTTTAATCCTGTGCGCATTACATCAAGCACAAAGTATATTGACTTCATTGATTCAAGCTCAACTGTAGCTGCGATTCTAACAGAAAAAGTATATAAAACCCCTATTGAGTTAGCTTCTGAAATTGCAACAAAAATGTCAGGCGTTTCCGTTGATGTTATCTCATGCTCATTTGATTCTACTTCTGGCAAGTTTACAATTTCTTCAAGTGGAACAGTTCTTACTTTGGAGTTTGGAACAGGTGCAAACTTAGCCAACAGTGCGGCTCTAAAAATTGGATTTACTGCTGCTGATAAGACATTGGCTCTCACTTACACTTCTGACAATGCTCAAAGTTATGACTCTCCATATACACCATCTTATGACTCTAGTGATAAAATAGTTGTTAAAAATGCTGAGTTGTTAATTGGTGATTTCTTTGAAACAAATTGCAGAGCCGCCATTGATGCAAGCTTTGTTGTCTCTGCTCCAAAGCAAGATGCGAATAGTGTTTGTGCTGAGACAGGTGTGAATGAATCAGTTTCATTAAGCCTTGAATCAACTTTTAGCGCAACAATCCAACTCGCAAAACATGAGGTTGCAATGTTCGACAAGTTTATCAATAACACAACTGCACAACTTATGTTTAATTGCGGAATAAAAGATGGCGCAGGAAATTGGGTCGCAGGAAAATGCGTAAACATTTGTATGATGAACGCAAAAATAAGTGCTGACGTTATTGCAGACAACGCAGGAATAGCGGTTCTACAAATCGAAGCGAAGGGATTTGGAACTGGAACAGAAAAAAGTTTTCATATTAACTTTGTATAATCAATAAATCGGAGAAGATAAAATGATTTACGAGTATCACATTAAAGAAAAAAAGATTGAAGGTGTAATTAAGATTGAGCTTTTGCCTTGGCGTGAAAGAATGAAAAAGGTTAAGGAAATTCTCTATAAAAATAATGATGGAACTGTTGATCCTAGACCTGAATTAGAACAAGGTGAAATGACAATCGATGCCACTATCAATCAAATAAGAGAAGTAAAAATCGTAATGAATGATAAGAAGATTTCTAGCGTCGAAGAAATGATGTTTTATAGAGAGGGAATCGACATTGTAAATAGACTTGGATCTATTTTGATGCAAGGAATTTCAATCTCAAAAAACTAGCCGACTCCATTAGGTTTCAAACTAGATTGCTAGCCAATGGAACTTATTCGCCTAATGGAGAAACTGGATTAGTAAATGAATATGGGAGTTTTAAGACGCTTAGAAAGCTTGGTTTTAGTGAAGATATTTCAAAATTATCTGATATGGAAGTTGAGTTTTTTTGTATTATTGACGATGAAATTGCAAGGATAAATAGAGAAGAGTTAAAGAAATCAAGGAATAAAAGATGAGCGTTATTGAATTTGATCTGGTTATTGGCAAAAATGATGTTTCAAAGACTCTTGATTCAATAAAAGAAAGCGCAAAAAATACTCAGTCAAGTATAAACTCAATGCTCCTTGGTATTTCAGAAGTAAAAAAAGAAACATCGAATCTAGATAAAAATAAATCCATAGATAAAACATCAATGTCATTTGGAAAGCTTACCTCAGTAGCTTTCGGAGTTGTCGGAGGAATAACAGCTGCAGGATATGCTTTAAAAGAGTTTTTTGGATCTGCAATTGAAGCAGAGGAGTCAGTATCAAGATTAGAAATATCTTTAAAACAAACTGGAATTTTCACACAAAAAGTTAGTGAAGACTTTAAAAAACTAGCCTCTTCGATTCAAGAGACTTCTGTTTATACAGACAGTCAAGTCTTATCGACGATGGGGCTTTTGCAAACTATCGGACAATTTACTAAAGAAGGACTTGAAAAAGCAACAAAGGCGACTATTGAACTAGCCTCCGCAATGCGCATAGACTTAGAAACAGCTGCTTCTCTAGTCGGAAAAGCAGCAAATGGAAATAGCGAATCATTAAAAAAATATGGGATTAATGTTAGAAAAGGTTCTGACGACACAGAAACTTTTGCAAACGTTTTAAAAGAATTATCAAGATTAAATGGATCAACAGAGGCAGAAATAAATACTTTAGGTGGTGCTTTTGTTTATCTTGCCAATCAAATAAGTGGGACAGTAGAACTATTTTCAAAGGCTGTAGCAGGAGCTTCTAATTTAAAATATGCCGTTGTCGGTATTGGGAAAGAAATAAGAGACTTTAGAAAATCAATTGAAGAAAAATCAGCAAAAGAAAACACAATCGACGCTCTTATTTTTTCAGTAAGGGCACTTAGTAAAGAGTTCAACGTAGCTTATTCAGTCTATGAAAAATTCTTTAAAAAACTATCAAGCAAAGAGCAAAATACACAAAGATTAAATACGGAGGATTTTCTTGCAGGAAATAAATCACTAGATGCTATTTTAAATCCAGAAATAAACAACACTATCCCAAAGAAATACGCATTAATGATAGGAGACATTGCAAAAGAAGTTAAGAATGAAACAGGAAACTTACTTTTGCCAACAGAAGAGAGAAGAAAAAAAGCAAGGTTATCAGCTATCGATTCTGAGCTTGAACTTTTAAAATCAATTTCAAAGGGAATTAAAGAAGAAGAAGACTCACTGGTAAAACTCAAGTCAATTCTTCCAAAATCTGAAACTGAAACTATCCAACAGGAATATGACTCAAGAATAAAAATGGTAAAAGAATTGGCAGACAAAGGAACAATTTATCAAGAAGAAGCTGCTGCCTATCTTTACGACATTGAAAAAGATTATGCAGATAAATTAAACGAATATAAAAAGAAACAGGAAGAAAAAAGAATAGCTGATTTACAGCCATTAATCCAACAATCCTCAATGGTTGCTACTTCTGTTTTGGGCGGTAGAGAGGGCGCAAGATCACTTTTACAAGGCGGTGCTTCAGCTGTCGGTTCTATGTTTGGAGGTCCAGCAGGAGGTCAAGCGGCTTCTCAAATTGTAGGGCTACTTAGTCAGGGCGGAGATGCAAATAGAGAGATGATAAAACAATTTTCCGAGGCGGTTCCAGAATTTACAAGAAACATAGTTGAATCAATTCCAGTGATAATAGATGAGGTTGTAAAACAAACTCCAAAAATAGTTGATGGATTAGTAAAGCAATTTAGCGATCCGAAACTATGGGAAGGTATGGTAAAAAACTTAAGTAGAGCAGCCGTAAATTTAGCAACAATGCAGGTCAAGGCATTTATGAATTATATTCCAAAATTCTTTTCAGACTTTGGTAAAAACTTAATAAGTGCGATAGTTGACGGATTCAAGAAAGCCGTTGGCTCGGTCGGCGATGCCGTTGGTGGTTTTGTTGAAAGCATACCAGTTGTAGGTAGCTTATATTCAGGAGTAAAAAACATTCTTGGATTCGCTCAAGGTGGGCAAGTCAAGCAAGTGCCAAGTGGATTCCCTTCTGATTCATTTCCTGCTCGTTTAACTAGTTCTGAATTAGTTGTCGATAGAGATACAACTAGAAAGCTTACTGACTTCTTAGATTCTAATTCTGGAAATGACACTAGCATAACCGATGCTATTTTAATAAAGATTCTCGATAAATTATCAGAGCCGATTAATGTTAGCACTTCTGCAAATGTAAACGGAAAGGCTTTCGCTGATATTATTCTCCAATTAAATAGAAACAACGCAAGGCTTACAGTATGA